GTTTAGTTTACGTATAACGCCTGAGTGGCTTTGCCAGCCTATGTCCTTTTTACCTACACATATAGTACATACACCTAACGGTGGAATACCTCGGAGTTGAATAGTATTTTTGTCTACTACTTCTTCACTCTTATTAATAGCTTTCATTAAATAGCGCATACCAGTTCCATGTACAGCATTTGTTTCTACAATGTCTATGCTCATAGTAACTTTTCTTATACATTCTCTAAATACTTCTTTTTCAGCTTGGGAAATAAGGTCTACTTTTGTAACTACTACGGCATCAGCTAAGGCTATCATAGGTGCCATCTTAAGAGGTGTGTTGCTACCAGAGACTGCTGAAACAACTGCAATACCAAATGACTGTGTGATGTATGGAGTGCATCTAAGACAAAGCCCTGCACTTTCAATTATTAGTAAGTTAGACTTATTAGACTCAGCCCAATCTATTGCATCCCTCATAATCATAACTTCTGTATGATCAGGGCAGAGATCACCAGAGTAAACTTTCTTAGTGTTAATTCCAAACTCTTTGTGCAACTCCTCATCTTCAAAGGCTCTTACGACATCTATCTTTAGAAATGATGGAGAGGAGTTAAGAAACTCTTTAATAATATGTCTAATTACAGAAGTCTTACCAACTGATGGTGGTCCAGCTACTACTAGTATTTTCAAAGTATTTCTCCTCTTCTTATCCGTTCTCTACATTCTATAAGAAACATATCTATTTCCTTTAACTTCTCAAGCATTGTATGTTCTGTACCGTTAGGAGATATTATAGTGCTCACAGCCCCATTCTCCATGATTATGCGTCTGTCAGATATAAGTGAAAGGAGTGGGTTATGAGTTACTAATAGAACTGTCTTATTGTACTTTTTTAGATATTCTATAAACTTATCCTTGTATATTCCAGCATTTTCAACCTCATCAAGTAAGAGTATAGGGGCTTGACTAATTAACATAGCATCTTCAATAAGTAAAGCTTTAGTTTGACCACCTGACAAGGAGAAAATTTTTGATTGTTTAGATATACCTTCACCAGTAAATTCATTGGCTAAGGTTATAGTGTCATCAACAAGTCCTACATTTGCACCCCTAGCTATAATATGTAACTCAAGAAATTTACCTACTGGTAAATCAGTAATGACTCTGGTATTTTGAGTAATTAAAGCTATGGGTTTCATAGAAGGGTCTCTTACCATATCGTCAGTAGGTTCTTTGTCATCAACTAGGATAACTCTTTTAGTTGCTGTATCCCCTTTTGCCAGCACTTCTATATCGTTAATAAAAGTACTCTTTCCTGATCCAGTATGTCCGACAATAGATACTGTATCTCCAGGACAGAAGTCTATTTTATCAAAATCCTCTACCTTCCCACTTTTATCAATACCTGGCAATACTGTTATTTTCATAATGTTTAGAAATTGTAGGCTAGTCCGAAGACCAGCCTACAATAAAGAGTTAATGATTAGAGGTTATTGTCAAGGCCTACGCCATTCAACACTGCACACTTCTGAGGCAGGCCAAATTCTAGACCGCACTCAGTGAGATACTCCTCATTCGTTCCATCCAGTCTACGATTACCGTAACCTTCAGGATGAGTTTTGGCAGTACTCTCACCGTAGAAGTCAGTATCGTCTATGTATCGATAGGTCATTTCCTTAGGTTCAAGAAGCACTCCCATGTTACGAGTTGTTGCATCGTAACTGAAGAGCGGATGAGTCTTCATCATGATTGAGCCAAAAGGAGTTAACCATTCACGGATCTGCATACCATAGACCTTCTGGGCAGGTTGTATGGTGATCTGTGCACCAGCTGTTGCGAGAGCATCAATTCCAAGGAGGAATCCAGAACCACACAGACAGAGTTTCGTATCTGCACCGTAGCGGAAGATTTGCTCAAGCATAGCCTTTAACCAAGTCTCACCACCAACAGTCCAGTTCTGGCCTGCATAGCCAGCATTTAAGGTATAATCGTCACAGTTAGCAGCTGCAAATTGTCTGATGAAGTTGATCACACCCATAGTGGTTCGCTCAGGCTTACCATTATCTCCGACGTTCTGAGTTCTAATACCCCACAGAAATGCGAGTTCCATTTCCCATGAGTGCATTTCGAGAGCCTCAGACTTCATCTTCTGATATTGGTCACCAGTGCGAAGTTTGGTTTTTTTAGCGGTACGAGTGATTGACAGAGGTGTGCGAAAAATCTGTGTGTAGTTATAGACTTCCACAGGATTTAACGCAATAGCGTCTGGCATCTCACCACCTTCAGGGTTGATGTTACCTATGATCTTGAAAGTGTCACAGTCCTGAAGGTCATTGTCAGGTGAATTATCATCAGCTTCGAGCAAGCGAACTGCAAGAACTGAATTCACTCCACCACGAGTTACACCAGTTACTTTGCCGACTACGTCGACACGATAGTCAGAAGCATCTCGTAAGAGAATCTGGTGTCCTTCTCTAATACGATTTGCTAAAAGAGTAGTCATTTGAACATAGACTACTGTTCCGGCTATACCACCACCTGCATAAGCAACACTCAGGTCAGGCAGAGTATAGACACCAGCAACTGCACCACCAACTGCTGTTTGTTCCTGAGTCCACCAATGAAAACGAGGATCATCAACTTTCTCAGAACCAAGCATAGACAGAATAGCAGTCAACGGAGCCATGCCGTTAGGGTAAAGATACAGTATCTGTTGCCTCCAATTTTCTGGTCTTTGGTTGGCTACCCAATCTCCAGTTCCACGCATTCCTAAAAACATAGTTTTAATCTCCTATTTTGAGTTTGTTTAAAAATTAAACAAACATGGTTAATAATGTTAAGTAGTCGGAGCCAATGTAGACTGAACCGGGGCTGCAGTCGTTTCAGTTGTAGTAGGCGGTGCAGTCGTTTCACGTGCGGCTGTAGTAGGAGCCTCACTGGTTCCAGGTGCAGCAGTTGATGCAAGACCAGGCCACTCACCAGGTCCACCAGCACCTAACGGATGCCAACAGAGTCCGTCGCTATAGAGTAATATCCTATCACATTTGCCATCGAAGACTATATCAGCTAACCAGCACTCAGAGTCATTAGCATCTGTAATAGTGATAGTATTCACAGCATCAGCTTGACGAGATAGGATGCTATAAAATCTACCTTTCGCCTCAGCCACAGGCGGTAAGGTTATTATTATAGCATTGCTGGCATTAGTTGCACTTGGCCTAACTACATAATCCCTAGCCGACATTTGATAGCTGACAGCAGGATCTACAAACTTATCAACTACCTCCCTATAATGTTGTTCGTTGTTCTGCTCAAGTCCCATAGTTTTTTACCTCCCTAAGGTTTGATTCATCTCACTAATTTGAGATTTACGTTTGTCTGGTTCTTGTTCATTACCAGAACCTCTTGCACTACCTTTTTTCCTAGGTAGGTTAGGAGGTCTCTGGTTGGTATTAGTTTTAGCCTGTTGTTTCTGAGGCGGTAAGTTAAGTCGTTTACGTGTCTCAGATGCGACATCTTTTAGAATGTCTGTAATAGGTTTATCTTTGTTTTTCTCGACTAAGTCATTGAAGACTAATGAAACTACTTTTTTAAAAGGTTCTAGATCTTTGTTTCCATTGTAGAACTCTTCAGACGCTTTGTGTAAAGTGTTGATAGTTGCAATAGTCTCTGGAAGGTTTACTAAATCCACAGGGGCTTTCACACCTTTGCGTGCATCTAAAAGAGCCTTCTGGTAAACTGTGTTTAAGAGTTTGTTAAGTTCTACTTTGTCACCAGTTACATCCTCAATATCTACATCCTTTAGAAAGTCTTGAGATTCAACTGGTGAATCAGTAGTAGGTGGTTTTGTCTTAGGTGCTCCTTTCTTTAGCTTTTCTTCCGTATCAGCTAATTTAATTCTAAGTTCATTTATAGTTTTGTCTTTTTCATCTGGTGGGTCTGTTGCAGGTGGTGCAGTTTTAGGTGGATCTGTTTTATTTTCATCTCCATCATTTGGTGCATCGGTAGTTGGTGCATCTGTCTTATTCCCCTCATCGTTAGGTGCATTAGTAGCAGGAGGATCTGTTTTGACATCTGCATTAGGATCACCAAAAGCCTTGTTCATTTCTTCTATATCTTTTTTTACCTCAGCCATTTTCATTCTCCTTCTGTTGAGATTCTATAATATTTATGAATATATCTGGAAGGTTGAGGAGGTAATCCACAGCCTTTTGACGACCATTTAGATCTCCCATATGAAGGAGGACTGAAGCGGTTGTAGGATTGGTAGTAGCTGCATCGTCTACTATTGATGCTTGTTCTCGTTTAAATCCTTCTTTCCAAGAACGTAGTTCACGGACTATATCAGTCCAGATGATTGACTTCTTGAAGTCTTTTAGTTCGTTTACGCTTGAGTTTACTTTTATATACTTCATCACTGAACTCCTACTGGAACTAGGTTACCTTTTTGAGCTTCCCTTGCTACTGCTTCATCTGGCATTACTGTTGGCTGAACTTGGTTTATGTTACGTCTAAAATCCTCAACGTTTTTAGCTCCTAGTTGTTGTGCTATGTAAAGAAATATTCGAGTTACATCAAACTGTTGCATAAGTTCAGGTGTCGTACCTATGATTTCAAACATCCTCATCCAAGCATCAGAGAAGTTACCTCCAGGGATTGAACCATCCCTAACGATTAAGTCGTAGTTAATGGCTAAATCGTATGGAGAAACTCTAGTGCTTTGCTTACCAAACTGATTATGTAACTTTTCAGCATGACGACCTATTAAACGAACAAAGGTTTCTTCTGATAAATATTGTTGAGTATGAGCAGCAAACATAGTGCCAATGTCCTGCATGAATTGCATACCTATGATCATAGCAGTTCTTTGTAAACGCGAGATCGCAGAACCACGAGTACCTTGGAACTCAGACTTAGTTAAACGCTCAGGACCACCTTGACGAAGTGAACCCTGCATTGATTGATCAGCTGCTGAAATCCTATCCATAAACTGTGTAATCCACATTGCATCGCCTATGTTAGCACGAGTTATGTCATTAACGGCTAGTTGTTGGACTACCTTCTCAACTCCACGTCCCCATGCAGGACGACGTAATCTAACAAGTTTGCCAGGTTTTGGGTCCATCAGGTCATTCATGTTGACGAGATAGGGATCAACTATTAACATATCATTAATAGCTTTACGTACATTACTAACATGTGAGTTAAACATGAAGTCTAAAGTATTCTGAAGTCCGTACAGTATCTCAAGCCTACCTATTGGAGTAATCGAGTATCCATCATACTCAGGAGAAGCAACTGCCCCAGGATACATTCCGTGATTGTGGTTTGCTTTTTCACAGGCTATTATAACATCATCTGCAGCAAGTTCAAAGTACCACATTTCAGGGTATTCATTGTTAGAAAGCTGCCACTCTTTTGGTATTAGTTTTACATACATCTTGATGATGTCTACAGGATTTGTTGAGTTAGTCATTGAACGGCTAAGTTCAGAAGAGCCTCCGTGACGAACTTGACGTTCACTCTGATC